TCATCCGATTCCGCTGTTCACCGGCGACATGGAGGGCAACGTCGACACGGCGTTCGACCGCTACGGGCGCGTGCGCTTTGTCAGCGACAAGCCCTTGCCCGCGACGATCACCGCGGCCGCGATCAGCCTCGAAATGGATCAGGACGGTGCGTAGGCTGACGTTCTCGCGCCTCGAGGCGGCCGACATGCTCGCGCTGCAAGCGGGGCGCGCGAACCGCGTCGTGTTCGGGATGCCCGTGGTCGCGACGCGCGAGGAAGCGCAAGCGATCGCGAGCGAGCGCATCGCCTGGGCCGCGCGCAGCGGAGCGAAATTGTTGGCTTGCTTCGGCATCGTCGAGCATTTTGCCGGCGTGCACGGGCTCGCCTGGGCGATACTCGCCGATCGGCTTGGATCCGCGCATTTGCCGCTGACGCGCTTCGTCGCCGCCGAGATCGCCGCTTGCGGCCTGCCGCGCCTCGAGCTCCTCGCGCGCGGCCCCGACCTCGAGGCCTTGCTCGCGAAGTGGCCCGCGCTGCCCGCGCTCGATAGCGGCCAGATGGTTGAGCTCGCCGCCATGCGGGCAACGCCTGAAATGCGCTGGGCCAAGCTGATCGGGATGCGGCCCGCGCACGTCCTCAGATTCTACGGCGGCGCTGCCGAAACCTTCGTTTTGTTCGAACGGCTCGAGCCCGCCGCGCGCGCGCAAATGGGGGAGGCGGCCTGATGGATCCGGTAAGCGCAGGCCTGAAAGTCGCGGGCGGCCTGGTCAAAGGCATCGGCGGGATTGCCGCGGGGCGCCAGCAGCAACAGGCGCTCGTCGAACAGGGCCGGCAGCAGAACATCGCCGGCAATCTGCAAGCGACGCGGATCCGCGAGCAGGCGCGGCGCGCGATCGGCGAACAGATCGGCGGGCAGTTTGCCAATGGCTTCGAGGGGGGCAGCGGATCGGCGCTCGACGCGCTGACCGAAAGCCAGATCAATTCGACGCTCGACACCCTGCAAACCCGGCGCGATGCCGCGACCAAGGCGGCGAGCCTTTACACGCAGGGCAACATGGCGCGCAAACAAGCGGGGTGGGATCTCGCGAGCAATCTCGTGGGCACGGGCGCCGATCTCTACGGGATGCACCAGGATTGGGCGCGCGCGCAGGCGCCGAGCGGCTGATGGCCGAGGAACAGATCTATGAGCCGCGCGTCGCGCCCGAACCGGCCGCCCCGATGCCGCTCGCGCGGCCCGAGGACTACGGCGCGCAGCTAGGCCAATCGCTCGGCCAGGCCGGCGATGTCGTCAACCGCGCCGCGCTCCAGCAATATACGCAGGACCGCCAACTCGCCGCCGACCGCGAGCTCGCGCAATATGGCCTGAGCTCGGCCGTCGCCAAAGGCCAGGCCGACGAGCAGGCGCGCTACTTGCGCAACAATCCGGCCGAGGGCGATCCCGACTATGGGCAGCACGTCGCGCAAATGCGCGACGCGCTCGAGCAGCAGGGCAGCGATCTCGTCAGCGGGATCAAAGAGGGCTCGGTGCGCCGGCACGCCGAGCAGGATTGGGGCAATTTCACCGGCACCATTTTGGGGCGCGAGGGCGATTTCGCCGAAAGCAAGCGCGTCGCCAACTATGTGCTCAACACCGGCGCGGCGCAGAACGTCTCGGCCAACACGATCCGCAATGCGCTCGATCCCGAACAAACGCTCAACAACGAGCTCGCCAGCGCCGACAGCCGGATTGCCGCAAGCCAGGTCGATCCCGAGCTCAAGAAAAAGCTCGCGCAGCAATTCTACCAGGCCGCCTATGGCTCGTACCTCGACCGGATCACGATGGGCTCGATCGGCGTCGATGGCGCGCAGGGCTCGCCGCCGAATCCGACGGCGACGATTGCGCTGATCGACAGCGGCAAGCTCGCGGGATCGGGGCTCACCCAGGATCAACTCGAGGCCGCGCGCAACCAGGCGTTCACCGAATTGCGCCGGCAACAGGCCGAGCTCCACCAAACCGACGCGGCCGAGAAAGCCCGGCTTGCCGATGACATGGGCGTCGCGCGCGCGCGGACCACGGCCGGGCTCCCCGTCACCAACCTGCCCGATCTGCGCGCGCGCGCCTTGAAGCTCGGCGACAATTCGACGGTCGCCGACGTCGAGAACATGGCGCGCGACAGCGCGTTCCAGCACTCCTACGAGACGACCGAGCCCGCGCAGATCCAGCAGCGGATTACCGCCTTGCAGGCCGTCCCCGAGGCCAAGCGGACCGACGACCAGCACGCCGAGCTCAAATATCTGACCGAGCATCAGGAGACGCTCGCCTCGGGCTACAACGACGACACGGCCGGATGGTACTTGAAGCACGGCGCCGGCGCGACCAAGCCGCCGCCGCTCGATCCGGCCGCGCTGACGCCGCAGGACTTGCAGCGCCGCGCCGACTGGCGGCGCCAGCGCTCGATCGCCGCCGGCCGCGACGTGCCGATGTTCACCAAGGACGAGGCCAGCCAGCTGCGCGCCAATGCCGAGGCGAACCCGCAGGGCGAATACCAGCTGGCCGAGCGGCTCTCGCACCTTGGCGGCCGCGAGGCGATCAACGCGGCGCGGTTCGTCGATCCGTCGAACGCGATGCTGCAACAATTGGTTGTCGTGCCGCCGGGGCGGATCGGGCTCGTCGGCGACGGCGCGGCGACGCGCAAGGAATTCCCGCAGCTGGTCGACGTCGGCGAAAACGAGGCGATGGCGCGCGACGAATTTTTGAGCCACGCCGGCAATGCCTTTGGGCTCCTGCCGCCCGCGCAAAGCAATGCCGTGTTCGAGATCGCGCGCAGCCTCTACGCGCGCGCCGCAATCAAGAATGGCTGGCAGAGCTTCCGGCCGAGCAATTTTACCCCGTTCATCGACGCCGCGCTCGACCAGCACATTGGCGACTGGAACGGCAGCAAGGTGATTCTGCCGTGGGGCTATGACGAGACGCGGTTCAACAAGCTGCTCGGCGGCTACGAGCCGAGCGCCAATACCCAGGTCACGCCCTACTATCCCAACGGCCAGAAGATGACGGGCGACCAGCTGCGCCAATACACGCCGCGGCTTAGGCCTGATGGCTGGTATCAATTCATGGGGCCCGGCAACACCGTCGTCAAAACCCGCAGCGGCGACGTGTTCAAATGGCAACCGTCGGCCGTGCCCAGGCCGGGGCAGCGATGAGCGGGCCGCTTTACAACGAGGCGCGCGGCGACGCCGGCGTGCCCGTGCCATCGGTGCCGAACCCGACGCCGAGCCTGTTTCATTTCGATTGGGACGCGACCCAGGCCAGCGCCGAGGAGGGCCGCAGCCGCGCGCCGGGACGGTTCAACGAGGAGCGCGATTCGCAGCTGGCCTATGCGGCGACGCAGCTGGCCCACGAAACCGGCCAGGCGCCCGACGCCTATTACATTCCGCTCTATGGCGAGCCGACCGCCGGCCGCCCGCAGGTCGACGAATATCATTTCTGGCAGGACTACGCGAAGCAGCCGCAATCGGTGCGCGACCGGATCGGCGTGGGCAAGGATCGGACCGATTTCGACGAGCGCTTGCGCCAGCGCTTCCAGGGCGACAAGCAGGCGCGCGCGGTGCGCAGCGCCAAAGGCGGCGCGCTCGGCAACATTGCCGGCGGCATCGCCGGCGGGCTCGCGGATCCGATCAACCAAATCGCGATGACATTGCCCGGCTTTGGCGAATGGTGGGCGACCAAGATGCTCGCCGAGGGCGGGGTCAATGCCGCGGCCGAAACGCTCGAGACGCCCTTGCAGATGGCCGAGCAGAAGCAGCAGGGCGGGCAGATGACGCTCGGCGAGGCCGCGCAGAACATCGGCGGCGCGTTCGCCGGCGGCGCCGCGCTCAAGGGCCTGCACCTCGCCGGCGGCACCGCGGTCGACAAGGCGCTCGAGGCCAGCCAACCGTGGCGCATGGCGCAAGCGCTGCGCGTGGCGACGCCCGAGGGCAAGGTCATGCCGCCCGATCACCTCGCCGCCGCCAACGTGCTCGAGCGCGGCGCCGAGATCGACGCGACCAATCCCTATCAGGACACCTACACCGGGATCGGCACGCACCGCGAGAAGCTCGACCAGGCGCAACAGGCGGTTGCGGCGCTGCCCGTGGCGACGCCGGGACAGTTCGCGCTCGGCGAGCGCGGGGCGATGCCGGCCGCGGCGCCTGTGGTGCCCGTGCCGCCGCGCGCCGGCGCCGGATTCCTCAACCAAACGATCGTCGATGGGCTCAAGGCGCGCGGCCTCAGCGATGGCCAGGCGCGCGGCGTCGCCGCCGGGATCCATGCCGAAAGCCGCGGCGATCCGGCGGCGCTCAACCGCGACGGCGGCGGCGCCGGCGCGCTCGGCATCGGCCAGTGGCGCGGCGACCGCCAAGCCGAATTGCACCGCCGCTATGGCGCGAACCCGAGCCTCGACCAGCAACTCGATTTTCTCGCCTGGGAGCTCCACGGCGGCGATCCCGGCGGCGCGCATGTGCTCGCCGAAAGCGATCCCGCGCGCGTGCTGCAAACCTATATCCGCGATTTCATGCGCCCGCTCGAGGGACCGCAGACCGAGCGCGACCTCGCGGTGGGGATGGATGCGCTCGGCCGCGAGGGCGAGGCGGCGCCGGCCGAGGCGGCGATCGCCAGCGCCGAGCCGCCCGCGCCGCCGCCCGAGCTCGCCGAGCCGCCGGCGCTGCAAACCGAGGCGCCGCCGCCGGCGCCGCTTGCCGAGGAGCCCGCGGCCGGCGTGCTTGGCGAGCGGCCACCCGAGCCGGCACTGCCAGGCGCGGGCGAAGAACCTTTGGCCGTGCGCGATCAGGTCATGCGCGACGGGCTCGTGCCCGTGGTGCGGCAACTCGTCGGCGACCGCTCGCAATCGCTCGCCAATGTGCCGCGGCTTGCCGAGGATCTCGGCGTGTCGCCGGGCCAGCTGCACCGCGCGCTCGAGGAGCTCGTGACGAACGGCGAGCTCACCAGCAACCGCGAAGCGCTGCGCCTCGAGGCCGTGCGCAACGCGCGCGCGGCGAACGCGGCATCGGGCGCCAAGCGCAAGGGCACCGAGAAAATCACCGTGCGCGCGGCGCCGATCGACGAGAGCAAAGTCGTCTATCGCCGCAAGCCGGCCTCGATCGCGCGCGGCCCCGATGACATGCTGCAATTCATCGCGCGCCAGGGCGGGATCTCCGAGGACGGCTTGAACGAGGCCGGCCGCAATCTCGGCACCAAGGGGCACGATCTCAAGGAAACGCACCAGCAATTCGTGCCCGGCCACGGGCCGCTGATCCGCAAGGCCGGCCACTCGCTCGATGACATGGGCGAAAAGCTCTGGGATGCCGGCTATTTCGGGCCGCCCGACGTCACGCCGCGGCCGACCGAAAACGACGTGCTCACCAAGATCAACCAGGCGCGCGCCGGCGGGAAGATCTATTCGTTCCACGACGACGCGCCCCAGGCCGCGCCCAAGGCCAGCGATTTCGTGCCGCCCGATCCGGCGAAGATCGCGGCCGATACCGCGCACGCCGCCGATTGGGAAACCTGGGATCCCGTCGCGCGCGCGCTCGGCATCCCCGACAACCTGACGCTGCGCGAGATCGCGGAGACGCGCGAGATCATGGCGCGCGGCATCGGCGATCTGCCACCGTTTGAAGGCGTCGAGGCGACCGCGACCGCCGAGGAGCTCGCGCCCTACTTGCAAGCCTTCGTCAATTCCGAGATAGGAACGGGCAATCGCGCGGTTGACGAGGATCTCAACGCCGGCGCGATCGACACCGAGGATCATACCTATGAGCACTATGCCGCTGCCGCCTCTGCCGGCGACGCCGCCGCCGACCGCGGCGGATCTGGACAACCTGCGCCAGAAGCTCCCGCTCCTCGAGAAGCTCTCGCAGGACAGCCGGGCGACACCGGAGACGCGCGAGCGGGCGAAAGTGTCGCTGGCGCGGGGCAAGCGGGCGCTGTTCCTGGCGGAGAGCGTTTACCCGGAGCTCAAAGCCCCGAGCTCCCCGGCGCCCGAAATCCCGATGGGCGCACCAGCGCCGAGCAGGATCTAGCCGAAGCCGCGGGCGAGCTCGGCCCGCAAATCATCGACGAGCAAGCCCTAAAGCAATTCGATGACCCAGGCGGCGAAGGCGTCGCCAAGGCCGGCGAGGATGCCTGGCACGATATTCGCGCGGCGCGAGAAGCGGCGCCCAAGCCGGCCAAGCGCGCGAAGGGCGATGAGAATCCCGTCGTGCGCCGCGGCGATCGGATCACGGTTTCCGAGGACACGGGCTATCTCAAGGCCGGCGAGAGCTACACGATCGACCGCGGCAACAAAAAAGAGGCCTATTTCCAGAACGAGCGCACGGGCGCCGGCACGCATCTTCAGAACTGGCAGATGAAGCAGGCGCTCGAGAAGGGCCACATCACGATCGAGCCGCCCGAGGCACCGACGCCGGCGGCCGAAAAAACCAACATGACCCTAAGCGGCAGAGCCGAGAACGAGGCAAACGGCTACACGGCCGCCGACGTGCCGCCGATGACCGCGGGCATGCGCGCGACCGTCGAGCGGATCGACGGCAACCCCGGCAGTCAGGAGACAATTCTCGGCGCGATCGAGCGCGGCCTCATTCCCGATGGTGACATGCTGGCAAACGGCTCGCCGCGATGGGCGCTCGAGAAGGGCTTTGCCGATATCGGGCCAACCGAGAGTGGGCGCAAAGGCCGCATTACCGACGCCGGCCGCGCCAAGCTCGCCGAGCTCCGCGGCGAAGCGCCGCCGGCCGAGGCGGCGCCGCCGCGCCTCGAGCCGCCAGCAGCCGAGCCCGCCGCAGCGGGGGAAGCCGCGCCGCCGCCGACGCTCGATCTCGGCGAACAGGTCGACCCGAACCTCGCCGCCAAGCAGCGCCAGGAGCTTGACCTCGCCGCGCAGCAGCCGCTTCGCGGCGGGCGCAAGACCGGCGCGGCGCAGGAAGAAACGCTTCCCGAAGGCCTGTTCGGCGGCAAGATCGAACCCGAGCTCCTCGATCAGCTATCGGCCAAAGGGCACGCGATCGACCTTGGCGACGGCAAGGGCCTCAGGCCCGTCGAGGAGATCGACGCCGAGCTCGAGGCCGAGGCGAAAGCAATCGACACGATCGAGAGCTGCCTGTTCCCGATGAAGGGGGGCGCGCCATGAGCATTAGCGTTTGCGTGCAAGGCCTCGTCGACGAGGGCAAGATCAACAAGGGCGACGCGGCCGAGGCCGAGCGGCTCTACAATTTCCACTATCACACGCTCAAAGGGCAGATGGGCTCGAGCGCGGCCGCGACGCTGGCGAGCGAGCGCGCGATCGCGGCGATGAAAGCGCAGCTGGTGCGCAAGAAGTACGTCGCCGGGCTCGCGGTCAAGGCACGCCAGCGGATCGCCGGCGAGCTCGACAGCTACAACGGCGGCGCGGCCGCGCGCGACGGCAAGCCGATCGATCCGCGCGCCGGCGTCGCGCTGTTCGGCGGCGACGATCGCGCCGAATACTCGAATCTCGAGGGCCGCAAGGGCGCGATCGAGGCGCGCATGTTCGCCGGCATGAACAAGCTCCTCGAGAAGTTCTCGAGCGGCACGCTTGGCCGCGCACGCAACAAGGCCGAGCTCGAGAACGTCGGGCGCGAGGCATTTGGCACCAACACCGGCGACGAGTCGGCCAAGGAGCTCGCAAGCGCCTGGCTGCAATCGGCCGAATACGGGCGCCAGCGGTTCAACGCGGCCGGCGGCGATATCGGCAAGATGGAGAATTGGGGGCTCCCCGTGATCCATGACAGCCGCGCCGTGCGCAAGGGCGGCTTCGATGCCTGGGCCAAGGCGATCAACGCCAACGCCGACCGCGCCAAGATGATCGATCGCCGCACGGGCCAGCCTTTCACCGACGACGCATGGAACGCGATGCTCAAGGAGGAATTCGCGAAAATTCGCTCGGAAGGCTGGTCGCACCGCGAGCCTGGCAGCGCCGCCGGCCCCGGCTCGCTCGCCAACCAGCGCAGCGAGGAGCGGTTCTTTCAATGGAAGGATTACGACCATTGGAAGGCCTACAACGACGAATTCGGCAAGGGCAACGCCTACGATGCGATGGTCGGCCACGTCCGCGGCATGGCGCACGATATCGCGCAACTCGAGATTCTCGGGCCGAACCCCGAGGCGACGATCAAGTGGCTCAAGGACACGATCACCAAGAGCGCCGAAATGGATCCGACGCCCGACAGCAAGGCGCCCGACCGGGCGCATAGCGCGGTCAAGAAAATCGACCGGATCATGGACGAATTCACCGGCGCGGCGCGGCGCCCCGAAAACCGCACGCTCGCCGCGGTGGGCTCGGCCGTGCGCTCCTGGCAGACCGCGGCCAAATTGGGCGGCGCCTTTCTCTCGACGCCTTCGGACGCCGCGTTCCAGTTCTCGACGCGCAAGTTCAACGGGCTTCCGGCGGCGAAGATGCTGCCGCAATATCTCAAGCTGATGACCTCGCGCGGCAGTCAGACCGAGCTCGCGCGCGCCGGGCTGATCGCGCAGCGCTGGCTTAGTCACACGGGCGGCCAGTCGCGGCACCTGGGCGAGGAGCTCACCGGCGAATTTTCCAAGCGCCTGGCCGAAGGCGTCATCCGCTCCTCGGGCCTCGCGCGGATCACCGATGCCGGCCGCATGGCCTTCGGCGAATCGATGCTCGGCGCGATCACCGACAATTCGGTCAAGACCTGGGACAAGCTCGATCCCGCGTTCCAGCGCATGTTTGAGCGCAACGGCATCCGCGAGCCGCAATGGGACGCGCTGCGCAAGACGCCGCTCGAGATGATGGGCGGCGTGCCGTGGATCCTGCCTACCAATGTCGAGGATCACGCGCTCGGCGATCGCGTGCTCGAGATGATCGACCGCGAAACCCGCTTCGCCGTGCCCGAGCCCGACCTCGCAACCAAGGCAATGATGAGCCGCCCCGGCGCGCCGGGCACCGTCGCCGGCGAATTGTTCAAGTCGGCGGCCTTGTTCAAGGCGTTCGGCGTCGCGGCGACGGCGATGCAGGCGCACCGGATCGCCGTGCGCGCGGCGAGCTCGAAAGCGGGTGCGGCGCGCTATGCGGCGGGGCTCGGCATCGGCACGACGCTGATGGGCGCGCTCAGTCTGATGCTCAAGGACGCGATCACCAGCGGGCAGGATCCGCGCGCGGCCGGCGCGACGCCGTTCACCGATCCCAAGACCGGCGAGCTAACGCTCAATCCGGGTTTTTGGGGGGCCGCGGCGGCGCAGGGCGGCGGCGCCGGCGCGCTCGGCGATCTGCTCAAGAGCTCGCAGGGCCGCGCCGGCAACCTCGCCGAGACGGTCGCCGGGCCGGTCGTGGGCGACGTCGGGCGCCTGGCCGTGCTGCCGAACTCGACGAACCCGGCCGGCGACGCGCTGCGGCTCGCGCGCAGCGAGCTCCCCGGCGGCTCGCTGTGGTACACGCGGCTCGCGTTCGACCGGATGCTGGCCGATCAGATTCAGGAAGAAATCGACCCCCACTATGCGCGCTCGTGGCGCCGCATGGAGAAGGGCGCGCGCGACAAAGGCACCGAATTCTACTGGCACCCCGGCGACATGCTGCCCGAGCGCGCGCCGGATCTGAGCAACATTCGCAAGGGAGATCGGTAATGACCGTCGCCGCTATTGCCCCGATTGTCTCCTATCAGGAGGACGGCGCTACTCTCAATTTTCCGATCCCCTGGCGCTTCCTCGCGCCCACCGACATTCAGGCGACGCGCACCGATCCCCTCGGCATCACGACGAGCCTGATCTACGCCGCCGACTACACGGTGACGGGCGGCGGCACCGCCGCGAGCGGTACGCTGACGCTGGCCTCGAGCGTGGCGGGATCCGAGCTCTCGATCTGGCGCGCGACGCCGCGTGTGCAGCCGATCGACTATCAGACGAACGATCGCTTTCCGGCCGAGACGCACGAGCTCGGGCTCGATCGCGACATGCTGATCGAGCAGGAACAGGACGGCGCGCTCGGCCGCGCGGTTACGGTGCCGGCGCCCGAAACCGGCTTTGTCCTGCCGCCGGCCGACGAGCGCGCGGACGGCGTGCTTGGGTTCGATGAGAACGGCGATTTGGTGATCCTGCAACCGGGCGCGATCCCGGCCGAAGTCGTCGCGCAGCGGCGCGAGATTATCGCCAGCGCCGGGCAGACCACGTTCCAGACCTTGAGCCCCTACTTGCCCGGCTATCTCGGCGTCTATGTCAACGGCGTGCGCCTCTCGGAGCAGGAATTTACCGCGACGGATGGCCTCAACGCGGTGCTCGACGAGCCCTGCCTGGCCGGCGATGTGGTCTTGCTTGAGGGCTTTCTTGGTTCGCCCGTCGGGACCGACGCCGCCAGCATGAGCTTCATCCAGGCCGGCGCCGGTGCGGTGCAGCGCAGCGCGCAGGACAAGATGCGCGAGCGGGTGAGCGTCAAGGATTTTGGCGCGGTGTGCAACGGCGTGGCCGACGATACCGTGGCCGTGCAAAATTGGCTCGCTTCGGCGGCGGCCAACAATGCCGTCGCCTCCGCGCCGGCCGGCGTCATCCGCTTGACCGCGCCAGTCGAAATCCCGCCGGGCGTGACGGTCGAAGGGCCGGCCGGACTCTATTCGCTTGGGCCAAACACCGCTGCGCTGACCTTCCTGTTCGATCACCTGGGTAAAGGGTTCACGGTGACGGGCGCGAGCGGCGGCCGCGCCTTTCGCCATTTGGGCACCGCGCGCAAGCAATCCGCGCCGGCCGCGAGTTGGGCGCCGATCGCCTGCGATTGGGACTTCTGGGTTTCGGGCGCGACCGATGTTTCGTTCGATGATGTGCTTTTGCTCAACGCGACCAAGGGCATTGTTTGCACCAACGGCGGCGGGCGATTCACGTTCAACCGCGTTTGGGGTCAGCCGATGCAGGTCGGCATCCAGATTGACACCGCGCTCGATGTCGTGCGCTTCTTCCAGTGTCACTTCTGGCCGTTCTGGTCGAACAACGTCAACGTGCTGACCTACACCGTGCTCAACGGCACGGCGTTCTATTCCAAGCGCAACGACAATCCCGACGCGCACGGCCTGTTCGCGCTCGGCTATCGCTACGGCCTGCGGATTGGCAACTGGACCGGCGGCAGTCCCGGCACGACGCAGCGGATGCGCGTGTTCGGCGCGGGCTTCGATGCCTGCGGCTCGGGCTTCACGCTCGATTCTGACGCCAACGGCGCGACCGTCAGCCTCTATGGGTTCTATGCGCATGGGCTCGATCCCGCGACGCTGCGCTTCCTCGACCGCAAGGCCGGACCCGAGTTTGCCGCGATTGCGGCGGTCGGTCATCTTGTCGATATTCAGGGGACCAACAGCGACATTCGGATTTATGGGCGATCCGATCTAACCAACGCGCGCCAATCGGCCATCAATGTCGTCGGTTCGGGCGCGGCCCTCACCGTCCATGACGCGAGCATCGCCGTCTATAACACCAACAACGGCGGATTCGCGGCGGTCAATACGGCGGCGGCGATTTACGCGGTCACGTTCGAGGGCCAGGTCGCGATCAGTGGCGGCGTCAGTAGCGCGCCCGCCTATGGCGGCACCGGCAAAGTGTTTGGGGTGCTGCGCGACTATGCAGTGGCCGTGACGTGCGGCTCGGGCTCATTCGGCGCGCAGCCCTCCGTTGGTTATGCGCGCTCGCTGTTCAGCGCCGATGGCTGGGGTGAGGTGTGGGGAGATATCTACATCGGCACCATTGGCTCGGCGACCGATATCAGGATCAGCTTGCCCATTTCGGCCAACGGCGAAATGTATTCGGGCCATGCCGGCGATCAAACGAGCAACAGCAGCGGGCAGATCAGGAATTTTCCGAGCCTGCCAACGGCGGTTTTGACGAAAGCAGACGGGACGCTGTGGTTAAACTCGGGAGTGCGTCTTCTATACCATCTGAAATACAGGACCGTTTAGACGGGAGGATCACGCCATGAAACCCTTTAATCTTTCGCAGCGCATTGCTCGCTCGGCCGTCAACGTGCGCGACTATGGCGCGGTCGGCGATAACGTGACCGATGACACGGCGGCGGTCAGCGCGGCGATCACCTATTGCCAGAACCTTCCATTTACCTCGGCGCTCTATCTGGGCGGGGGCTTCTACAAGGTGACAAGCCTGCCGCAACTGACGAAGCCGATCAGCATCATTGGCGACGATCCGCGTTCCTCGGCGCTGATGTTTGCCGGCTCGGCCGACGCGATCAGCATCAAGGGGGTGAGCACGCGCGCCGCGGCGATCCAGTTCCACAATCTCTCGCTCGTCGGTCACGATATGACGGGCGGCTATCTCGTCGATATTGACTGGGCGCAGGACATTTTATTCGAGAACGTGATTTTCAACGATCCGTGGAACGGCGTCTATGCGCGCCAGATCGGCGACCTCCAGTTTCGCAACTGCTACATGAGCCTGGTGCGCGGCACGGTCGGCGTCGATCTCTACGGGGCGAACATCACGCGCAACGGCGAGAACGATGAAATTGACATCGTGATTTTCGATAGCGTGGTGATCCAGGCCAACTTGCCGGCGATCGGCGGCGCGAGCAGCGCGATTTTGCTACGCGTCGACGGCCGTGTGCATACGATCCAGACCGATGGCCTGCGCCTGTTGAATGGCGGCATTGGCCTGCAAACGCTGAACACGCCGGGGCTCGCGAGCAATCTCGTGCCGCGCTTCTTCTTCGGATCGAGCCTCGAAATCGAGAACATGCAAAACCAGTGCGTCGATGCCCAGGCGATGCGCGAGTTCAAGCCCGCCTCGCTGTTCGCGGTGGGATCGCACGCGGCCGATGGCGTGCGGCTCAACGCGGCCGTCGCCGATTTCGCGCCCGTGCGCTGCAATATCAGTTCCAATTGGTTTAACGGCATCGACACCAATGGGGCCAAGTCGGTGCGCCTGACAAAACCCTTGATCTATAACAATTCGCTGGTCGGCGTGGGGCTCAAGGATGGCGTCTATGTGTCGGGCTCCGGCTTCGTTGGGATTACCGGCGGGCTGATCGGCAAGGACACGGCGCTGCCGGCCTATCCCGAGCCGCAGAAGTGCGGGGTCGATCTCGATGCGGCGTTCAATGGCGTGCTGGTGATGAGCGGCGTCGATCTGCGCGGCAATCAGTCGTTTGGGCTCTACGATAGCGGACTGACTGCGACCGGCTCGAGCGTGACGAATTGCCCCGGCTACAATCCGAAAGGCACCAATCTGCAAGCGGTGGGCGCCTCGCCCTATAGCTACACGGCCGGGCTCACGGTGGAGGGCGTCAATCTCTACGGCGGAACGGGCGTGGTTTCGAGCGTTGCCGGCGTGGCGCTCGCCAATACGGTCCCGGCCGCGTTCACCCTGCAACCCAGGCAGACGGTTTCGATCAGCTACGCGACGGTGCCGACGATGGCGGTATCGAAGGCATGAGGCCCGAACGCCTCGCGCTCTACCGCAACAACGGCTTTCCCGAGCCGATCGCCGGGATGCGGTATCACGGCCTGTTCCACCATCCCGCGCGCGCCGTGCGCGTCGTGATCTGCAAGCGGGGCGCGCGCCTCGAGGCAAAGGAGACTGAGCCATGCTGATAACCCTGCTCGTCGCGATCGTGGTGCTCGCGCTCGTGCTCTATGTGATCCAGCTGCTACCGCTCGACGCGACGCTCACGCGGATCCTGCAAATTGTGATCGTCGTCGCCGTGATAATCTGGCTGGTGACGCGCTTCGGCGGCGCTGCGATCTGATGGACAGGCGCGGGCTTGTCGCGCTCGCGCTGCTCGAGCTCGCCGCGTGCCGAACCGTGATCGTCGCCAATGGCGAGCCCGTGATCAACCCGCATTGCCTGGCGTTCTGCCGATTTCAGGATGAGGCGAGCTTGCGCGACAAGATCGCGGCGCGCGTCAAAGACGAGCGCGGGCGATGATGGTCATTCCGATTCTGCGGGTGGCGGCAAGGGAAGCTGGCCCTGGTCCTGGGAGATCTTGCGCGCGCCGTTGCGGCGGTAGGCCTTCACCACCACCATGCGATCGCCGTTGAACATGAAGCGGACATTGACGAAATACATATCCGCCGCCGGCGAGCGAAACAGGAATTCTTTCTCGAGGAGCTCGTTGAGGCCGCGGTAAAAGGTTGAGCGCGCGAGATGGGGCAGGATCTTGGTGGCGATGTAGTGGTTGAGCGATATCGTATCGCGATCCTTGCCGCCCGCGCCGCTCATTTGGTTGAACACGAGCTCGAACACGGTCAGCCCGGCCTTGGTCAGCTGGCCGTGCTGCTTGACGCCGGCGAAGTAGATCTTGACGAATTGCTCGCTGTCGACCTCCTCCTCGGTGATGAAGCCGAACGTCCCTTCGGCGAGAACCTCGCCCGTGTCGGGCGCGATCATCATTGCCTGCTTGCCGTTGGTCCTCGACGTCGCGCGCATCGCCACGGGGAAACGCCCGACGATCGACGGGTTTTCGTCGTAGATCGGGAAACCGCGCCGCTTCGGCAAGTTGAACACCTCATCCGATTTTTGAATCTTTCGTCCCATTTTCAGCCCTAAATCCTGAAACTAGCGTGTCAACAGAGTGAAACTGCATTCCCAATTATGCAAGGATTTTTGGGAAACGAGTTTAAAAAGTTGGGACTCTCGTTTCAGATTCTGGGACTCGGTTTCGCAGTTTTCTGCGGGCTAGAGGGTGTTTCCCTTCTTAGTATAAAAAAGAGAGGGTTTTCCGAGGTTATCCACGCTTCGCCGGCGCGCCCCCTCCAAAGCTGGTGACGGCGGGGGGTGGGTAACCTCGGATGGCACCGAGTCTCGCAAGAACGCAGGCGCGAAGAGGAGCGCCGCTGGTCGCGGCGCGCGCAGGCCTGGCGGCCCTAGGAGGAACGCGCCTGGCGGCGCGTGCGCAGAATTGGTGAGGCGGCCTGGCGGCCGCAACGGGCTTGGCAATGGGAGAGTCGGGATGCGGCATCGCATCCAATGGGCCGAATTTTGCAGCGGGAAGCCCGTACAGCGCGAAAGGCGCCTCGAGCGCTACCCGTGTAACCCCGAGGCACTTAGACGCGCTTAGAAAGGCTCTGAGCGGTAATTTTGCAGAAAGGTCATGCCGGCGGTTTCCAGAACTTGCCGTGAAGGGCTGTGCCAGCCTTCGCGGGGGGATAGCCTTCCTCGACCAGCCAGGCGGTCCAGGCATTGATCGGCGGCCGGTCGCCAGCAGCCTTGCGTGCGGCCAGATAGTCCAGCCCTTCGCGTTCCCATCCGTAGGGCGGGCGCGCATTGGCCCAATTGTCCTTGGGCATGAGCGCCGCGCTTAACAGATCTGCGATGATCTCGGCCGGATCTGTGCTCATGCCGCCGCCTCCAATCCAGCGGCGAGCGCGGCCGCGGTCATCGTCGCGTCGATCGGGCCATAGACCGAGAGCATCATGGCGATTGACTGTAAGCTATGGCCGGTGATCGTCGTAATCATGGCCGGGTGCATCCCGCCGCGGCGCAGGCGGACAACGCGCGTGCGGCGCAAGTCATGCCAGACGAGCTCGGTCATCTGCGGGCGGTCGGCGGCCTTGGCGGCGTGCGCGAGGATCTGCGACCAGGCCGCGGTGAAGCCGCGCTTGGTCCAGGACAGGCCCGTGCGATCGTCGACAATGACATGGGTTAGCAGCCGCGGCGGGCTCGCAGCGCGATCGCGCGCGCGGTTGGCGGCGATCGCGAGCTCGACCTTGCGGCGCAGCTGCGCAGCGAACGCGATTTCCAGCTGAACGGCCGGCTTGCCCTTGGTTTTTTTGCTCTGCGTCACCGACCAGCCCATGACCTTGCCGGCCTCGTCGGCGAAGGCCGCGCGCACGCCGGGATCCGCAATCCGAAACGCGCGCCAGTGCCCCTCGGTAAAGGCGATCAGATCCGAGCGGCGCTGCGCCGAATAGATCGCGAGCTCGCAGGCGAGCGCCATCGACGGGCGGCCCAGGTCATAGGCGGCGGCGATAAATGCGGCCTCGTCCTCGTGCTCCCAGACATGCGACCGCGGCGGCGGCGCCGGGAGTCCAAAGTCCACAGCCGGATTCGGCTCGAGCTTGGCGAAAGCGAGCAGCTGGCGCAGCATCTTCAAGCAATTGAACGCGGCCGCATGGCCGATGCCGCCGGCCTCCTTGGGCGGCGCGAGCTTGTCGCGCAGCGCAAGGACGCGCGCCGGCGTGATCCACGAGAGCGGGCGCGCGCCGGCCCAGGCCTCGAGGCGCTTGAGGCTGGTTTCATAGGTTTCGATCGTCTTGGGCTGCAAGGCCGGCTTGCCCGTGGCGACGCAGCGGCCGGCGAACACTTCGCGGCGATAGCGCGCGGCCAAGGCTGCGAGCGTGCCGGCCTCGAGGCGGCCGGCGACGCCTTCCGGCCCTGCCCCGCCCTGGCGCCAGGCCGCGATCGCGGCGTTGCGCGCCTCGGCCTTGACGATCGCCGCGCCCTTGTCCTTGCCGAGCGCGAGCGCTTCCCATCCGGCATCGAGCAGCGTCTTGCTCGGCCGCCAGTACCAGCTGGTTTCGCCGGCCTTGTTGGTGACGGGCCGCAGCCCGTTGATCTTGAATTGTGCCATATTACCCCCAGGATGCGGGGCCGCGCTTGTGGCGGCCGTCGGCCTTTTTCTGGCCCGGATAGAGATTTTCGTGGAACGCGGGATCAAGCTTGCGCTCGAGCTCGCGGCAGTCGGCGACGTGGCGCCGCAGCGCCTTTGCCATGTCGCCCAGGAAACCATCGTGCAGCGTCGTTTGCCCCGCGCAAAGGCGCACGACCGTCCGCTCGTTGACGGCGAGCTCGCGCGCGGCGACGCGCGTGCCGCCGATCGCGCGCACCGCCTCGCGGAATAGGTCCAGTTGGGTAGCGGGATCGGTCACTGGTCATCGCCTTCGTAACGGCGAAGTTCAGCGATGCGGTGGCGAATGTAGAAAAAGGATCCGCTCGCGAGGATTTGGCCGTTTTGCATCCAGAAGCACTCGCCTTGCGCCGAGCGCTCGACAATCGAGCCGCCGGCGAGCAGCGCGTTCAGCTGCTTGAGATTGGCGGCGGCGGATATCTTTTCGGAATCGCTCATTGCGGGCCTCCCGCACCAGGCGCGAGCCCGACGCGCGCGAGCTCGCCGGCATCGGGCGAAAAGTAGGCGCCGGCCCAATAGCTGAGAACGCAGTCCTCGCCGATCGTGATCGGGCCGAAGTCCTGGCCGAGGCAAGCGTCGTAGGCCTTGCCGTCGAGGATCTCGATCATGCACTCGCGGCCGTGGAGATCGGAGATAAAGCCGTCGTCGTTGTACCAAATGCCTTTGAGAATTTTTATCATCATGGGAGCTCCAACTTGCCGCCGAACTGCTTGAGCGCGCGGTAGTCCTCGACGAACTTGGTAAGGGCGGCGGCCAAAAGATCCTGCTGGCTGCGCCGCTCGGCCGTAGCGATCATGCGAAATTCGCGGGCGATCGGATCTTCGGGATCGAAATAGCCGCCGATGTGCAGACGGCCAGCATTGGAATTGCGCCGCTTCTGGCGTTCGAAATCGCCGCGCGCGACGGCCGCGGGCTCGAGCTCGGCGGCGCGTTCGTCGCCCGCCGGCGGAAACGCGCCGAGCAGCGAGGGATTTTTCTTTGGCATTTATAGACCTTTCAAAGTGGATGATTGGATAGATCAACAGTTTTACAATTATCAAACAAAAAGGCGAGCAGCGCGGCGATCTCGCCGGCGGCTTTCCCGCCGGGCTCGTATTCGCTGACGCTCGAGCCGCTCGGCCAGGCGTGGCGAAAGGCGCTGCGCTCGCGCACGACAACGGGCGCGCTGGCAAGCCCGGCCGCGCTGGCGAATTTTCCGGCATCGTCGAGCAGCCCGCGTGCCGCAACTGGCGCGCCGTTGAACACGACAAAGCCGGGCTTGGCAGTGATCGCGATCATCTGCGCGGTGCGCCGAATCGCCTCGAGGTCGATCAGGCTCGGCCGGCAAGGGATCAGCGCCAGATCGGACAAGCGTACCGCTTCGCCAGCCTCGGCACCGGCGGCCGGCGGCGTGTCGATGATCGCCAGGCCAAAGCCAGCGGCGCGCGCGGCGGTCAGCCAGGCCGGCAGGCGCCGGGTGCTGATCGGTTCCACATGCGGCGTATCGGCGGCGCGGCGCTCATGCCAGGCGGTTGCGCTTTCCTGGGGATCGAGATCGGCAAGCGCGGTGCGGATCCCGGCGGCCTCGGCCGCCACGGCAAGATTGACGGCGAGCGTCGTCTTGCCAACGCCGCCCTTTTGGGCGGCCAGAGTGATAACGTGCATCTTTCATCCTTTGAAGTTGCACGTTTGTAGATATCGAAAGATTGAAGGATATGCAATTGGATGGTTATATATCTGTCACAACCAAACCTCGACCACGGCCGGATCGTCCTCGGGCATCCGATCGAGCCGATAGAGCCCCGCCGGCAGGCACGCGCGAATAGACTCGAGCTCGGGCGCCACGAGCAGCGCCTTGGTCGGCTTGCTATAGGTCGCGCCGATCTCCCACAGCCGGGCGACATAGCGCTCCGCATCGAACGGGCGCGGCTCGCGCGTGACGACCCATAGGCGCAGGGGTTTGGTGCTCAACAGGCGGAGCCAGTCGCGCTCCTCGGCCTCGGTCATTGCGGCGCGTCGCTCGGCGCATCCTCGAGCACGGCGCGGCCTTCGAAGCGCGCGAGGATCTCGTGCAGCATCGAGACGATATCCTTGCGCGCGCCGTTCGACAGGTAGTTGACACGGCCGCCGGCGATCTCCCCGAAATTGGCGATCAGCAGCGTGAAACACACGGTCTTGGCGGCCGGATCGGGATTGAATACCTCGTCGAGCGCGCGCGCGACGTGGTTCATCATGTCCTTTTGGTCTTCCTCGATCTCAGCCATGCGCGCCTCTCATCCGAGCTCGAGCTCGTTTTGTTGCGGCGGGTGGCGCCGCGCCTCGACTGCCTGCCAGTGGGCCGCCCATTCGGCCATAGCCTGATCTTCGGCGGCCGTGCGGTTTTCCCATTTGGCGAACATCGGCCGCGCGCCATTGCTCGCGCGCCAGTCAAAGCCATCCTCGTAAACGCAGAGCAGCGCCTCGAGGCACGAATTCCGGTGCCGCGCCGTGTGCACCTCGAGGCGCCCTTTGGCGATCCAGTCGGGATAGAGCCGCTCGCGCTGCGCGAGCTCGGCCACGAGCGCGTCGCGGCGATCGGACCAGCTGCAATCATGCCCCGGCGGATCCGCGGCCCGGCGCGGCCAGGGCGGACACAGCCGCCTGGTCAGATCGAGGATCATTGCGGCGATGATGGCTTGCCCGCGCGCGCTGGCCTCGCTCGTCAGCCGGCCCTTGTCGACCAGCTGCGGATAGAGCGATCGGCGCGCGGCGAGCTCGCGTTGCAATTCGGCTTTCAAGGCGGCCCAGGTCACGTCGGGAAATGCGCGGTGCGGGGGCTCGCGCCATTGCTGCTCGAGGCTGATCTCGGTCACGGGCCCAGGAGCAGGAGCGCGCCCGCGTAAAGCGCGATGATGAGGAGCAGCGCGCCGGCGAGCGCCAGGCGCGACCACCAGGGCGGGGCGGGCCGCTGCGGCGCCGGCCAACCGGCGCGGCGATAGTCGCTCTTATCGGGCCTCATAGCCGGGGATCGCGTGCGGCCATCCGCGCGCGAGGAGCTCGCGGTAGTTGCGCTCCATCGGCGGCACGCCGGCGAGATTGGCCGAGAGCTCGATCGGGTGGCCGCGCGCGGGCCAGGCGTTGAACCAGTCGATCAAGCCGCGGAGCTCGGCCGGCACCGGCGCCGGGCCATAGCGGTGGGTCGGCTCGAGCAGGGCGGCGGCCGCCGCCTCGGCGCGATTAGGAAACCACTGGCCGCCATCGGTACGCCACAGCGGCCAGCGCGCGGCGCCTTGCGCCGGGTGACGGACGGGCGCTGCGCAATCTGGCATGGCCGATCTCCCTTAAGGGTCCGTTCTGTATCCGTCGCGCCGCCGATAGTTGTCAAGGCGTGTCAGTTTTCCGCTGACAGTCCTCGTGTTACTCTGGGTTAACATCGGCAAAACTTACAAGTAACGTCCCAATATCGCGGCGGATAAATGAGACGCACGCCGCCTAGAAAGTGCCGCAATGTTCATAAGTGATCATGTCAGTTTTTTACTGACATACCAAAGTATAGGACAGTTCAAACCATAAATTCGGCTTGTCAGTTTCGCGCAGCGGGACTTATTGTGCGCGCCCATGACTCCAGCGGCGATTGACCATCCGCTGCGCGCGTGGCGGAAAAAGCAAGGGCTGACGATGGACGTTTGCGCCGAGCGCTGCGGCACGTCGCGGCAAGTCTGGAGCGATTGGGAGCGCGGCCGCAGCCGGCCGGGCAAACGCCTGATGCCGCGCGTGCGCGGCTTCACGGGCGGGGAGATTTCCGCCGACGATTTTTTTCCGTTCGGCGACGACTGAATAGGCCGCGGCCGAAACCGCGAGGAAGGGGGAGAATTGCCGCCTGACTTCGACCAGCGACCCGGCGAGCTCGAGGCGACGCGCGCGATCTCCACGGATCTGCCCGCGGTCATGCTGACGCGCGATCATGCGCGCGAGGCCTGGCTGGCGATGCTGCTTTGCGAGTCGGCCGAAGTGCTCTTGACCGTCACGCAAATGCGGATGCTCGCGGCCAATCTGCTCGAGGCCGCGCGCTGGATCGAGGAGCGCTGGACGTGATCTCGGTCGGCGAGATCGAGGCGCGGCTCCGCGAGCGCGCCGAGGATCTCGTCACCAAATTGCTGCCCGCTGCGCGGCGCGAAGGCGCCTACTACAAAATCGGCTCGGTCGAAGGCGAGGACGGCGCGAGCCTGGTTATCCACCTGGCCGGCGCCAAGCGCGGGCGCTGGCAGGATTTCGCGGGCACCGATCACGGCGACATGCTCGATCTGATCCAGGCAAGCCGGCACCTGGCGGGCAAGGCCGAGGCCGTGGCCTGGGCGAAGTCGTGGCTCGGCATCGCCGATTCGTGGCGGCGCGACAAGGAACCGAGCGCCGACGATCGCCGCAAGGCGGCCGAGGCGACGCGCAAGCGCACGGCCGAGCGGATCCGGCGCGAGGCCGCCGAGCGTGCGGGCAAGATCCGCGGCGCCAAGGGGCTCTATCTGAACCGCGAAACCGTGCCGATCGCCGGCACGCCGGCCGAGGCCTACTTGCGCCGCCGGCTGCTCGAGCCGGCCGAGGTGCGCGAGCACGAGGGCGCGACCTGGCCCGGCGTGCTGCGCTTCCATCCGGCCGCCTGGCACGGCGGCGAGAAGCGCAAGCTCCCGGCGATGCTGGCGGCCGCCTACTTGCCCGATGGCTCGCAAGTCGCGACGCACCGCACGTTTTTGCAATGCTGCCCGCGGCGCGGTTGGGTCAAGCTCGACAGCGACCAGGCCCGGCTCGTGCTCGGGCCGATCGGCGGCGCGTTCATCCCGATCTGCAAGGGCGCGAGCGGCAAGAGCATGCGGCATATGCCCGATGGCGAAGCCGTCTATGTCAGCGAGGGGATCGAGGACGCGCTCGTCGTCAGGATGAAAAAACCCGACGCGCGCATCATCTGCGCCACTTCGCTGCCGAACCTCGCCGCGATCGTGCTGCCGCCGGCGGCCAGGCGCCTCGTGATCGTCTGCGACCGCGACGAGAACGAGAAGGCGCAATTGGCGCTCGAGCGCGCGATCGCCTGCCACCAGGCGCGCGGCCTGCATGTGCAGATCTGCATCCCGCCGCCCGGCATCAAGGATTACAACGATTGGCTGATTGCCGAGGCCGCGCAGGGCTTGCGGAGCTCGGCACCATGACAGAACCTGTCACCCCCGGCCCCGATGGGATGGGTGGCAGCTTGGAGGCGCCGCACGAGGCGCCGCAATTTTCGAGCGAAGGCGAGGGCGGATCGCAGCGCAAGCGCCGCGAGTATCCGCCATTCCCGCCCGGTTGCCCGGTCAAGCCTTTGGGGCTCACGGCCAATATCGAGGGCTCGCAGCGCTGCTATTACCTCGACGCGACGGGACAGCTGGTCGGCCTCGAGGCGGGCAACCGCCACGGCAAGAACGCGCTCGCCGCCATGTTCGGCGAGCAAATGGGCTGGCTCGAGGACTCCTTTCCGCAATGGTCGAAGCCGATTTACGAAGGCCGCGGCGCCTCGCGCGTGATGGTCAAGGACTCCGAGATTATCGGCTTCGACCAGGCCGACGCCAGCGAGGCGATGATTATCGAGTGCACGCGCAAGGGCATGTTCGATCCGGCCGGGCGCCTGCGCGGCAGGGGGGCCCATCCGTTGCCGCACGACGGGATCGTGATTCACCACGGCGACCAATTGCTGCACGCGCGCCAGCGCGTTGACGGCGCGGTCAGAGGGTGGGAATGGCTCGATTGCGGCTTGTATGAGGGCCACGTCTATCCGGCCTCCGAGCCGACGCCGCGGCCCTGGGGCGAGCCGAGCAATGCGCGCCCGGCCGAAAAGCTCCTCGAGCTCCTGTTTACCTGGCGGTGGAAACGCCCGCTGCTCGACGCGCGGTTTATGCTCGGGTGGATCGGCGCGGCGATGATCGGCGGGGCGCTGCGCTGGCGGCCCAATATCTGGCTCACGGGATCCGCGGGCACCGGCAAGTCGACCTTGAACGGCGAGCGCGGCGTGCTCGATCTCCTGTTCGGCGCCGGCCTCTTGCGCACGGGCAACGCGAGCGCCGCGGCGATCCGGCAAAAGCTCAAGAATTCGACGGTGCCCGTATTGTTCGACGAGATCGAGGCGAGCGCCGACAATCGCCGCGTGCAAGAGGTCGTCGAGCTCGCGCGCGTGTCGAGCTCGGGCGCGACGATCCACCGCGGCGGCGCCGACCACCAGGCCCACGAATTCACGCTGCGCAGCTGCTTTCAATTTTCGTCGGTCAATATCCCGCCCTTGCAGCCGCAGGACCGCTCGCGCCTCGGGATCCTCGAGCTCGAGCCCTTCGCCAAGGGTGCGGCGGCGCCCGTGCTCGAGGATTGGAACCTGCCAGAGATCGGCCGCAAATTGCAGCGCCGGATGCTCGATGGGTGGAGCCGCTTTCCGGCGACGCTCGCCGCATTTCAGGCCGCGCTCTCGGGTGCCGGGCATAGCCGGCGCGCCTGCGACCAGTTCGGCGTGCTGCTCGCCTGCGCGGATCTGCTCTTGAACGAGCACCAGGCCGACGACGAGGAAATTGCCGAATGGGCGGGGCTTTGTGCGCCCGATCGCATGGCCGAGATCAGCGAGGCAACGCCCGATCACGAAGCCTGCATGAACCACCTTTTGACGCACATGGTTCAGGCGCGCGGCGGCGACGAGCGCGAGGCGCTCGCCTCTTGGATCGGCCGCGCCGTGCAGCTGGCCGCGACCGAAACGCTCGTCGGCGACGAGGATCTTGCGCTCGAGCGCGCGCATGGGCGCCTCGCGCAACTCGGGATCCGCCTGGTGAACGCCTCGAGGCGCGCCGCGAGCGATCGTGAAGGGCTTTGGGGCGCGGTCGCGTTCCGGCCGGCCGATCCTGGGTTCCTCGCCGTCGCGGCGAACCACCAGGCGCTCGGCTCGATCTATGGCGGCACCACCTGGCAGGGCGGCGTGTGGCGGCAATCGCTCGCGCGCACGCCGGGCGCGCTCGGCCATGTCCGGTTGAAATTCGGGCGGGTGAGCCTGCGCGCCGTGCTCGTGCCGCTCGCGGCCGTGCTCGACGACAGCGAGCTCCCCGACGCGAGCAAGCCCGAGGCCGCGGCCGCCTGGCTGGCCGAACAAATGAAAGAGGCCGAGGCATGAAAACCCCGGCCCCGATCGGCGCAAAAGTGATTTGGCGGGCGCCCGTTACTGTCAGCGGGCGCAACGCAGATCCGCGGCTAGGCCTCCCCGCGCTCGAGCGCGGCGAGCTCCTCGAGCTCGAGCTCGCGCGCCTCGTCGCGCCGCTCGATCAGGGCGCCGCCGGCGGCGTAGCGCCTAGCACGCTTTTCCTTTTCGTCGAAGGCCTCCCAAGCCTCGGCGATCGTCTCGTGATAGCTGCCCCAAAAGAACAGGCAGGGCTTGCGGTCGCCATGCCCGCGAATGAAGCTGTGCACGATGTAGGCCGGCTCGTCGGGGAACGCGGTATCGCGCTTGCGCAGGATGATTCCGCCCGGCGCCGTCATGGCGTCGGCGCGGGTGAGGCGGGTTGCAAGGGTGCGCATGGTTCAAGCCTCCTCGCGCTTCGCGGCGCGCTCGGCCGCGGCGATCGCGCGCTCGAGCTCCTCGAGCGGGTCACCGGGCCGGCGGATCTGCGCGAAGCCCTCGAGCACCACGAGCGCGCGCTTGGCCGCGGCGAGCAGGTCGTCCGGCGTGCGCCTGGCGCGCGCGTCGAGCTCCTCGAGCCTTTGCGCGATCTCGCCGAGCGAGGCGGCATAGAACGCGACCGGGAAGCCGGCCGGCGTTTCATTGCTGCCGAGTCCGATGAACGCTTCCCAGGCGCGGCGGCCGCGGGCGCCGGTTGGCCGGATGAAATAGCTCGCCGGGCCGGCCTGGCCGGTGAATTCCCAATAGGCATTATCTGCCGGTTGAAGGTTGGGGTAGCTGGTCATTCGATAGCCCTTTCGTGGGTTGGCGCCGGCCCCATGCCGGCGCGCGCGAGCGGCCTTGCTGGCCGCCCATATGGCGCCCCGGCCCATAGGACCAGGGCGCACAATGGGCGGTCAATCCTGGCCGAGCAGCGCGAGCAGCGCCTTGGCCTTGTCGCCTTTGAGCGAGCCGATGCGGTCAATCGACAGCGCGCCGTCGAAGCTGACCGAGCCGCTAAAGTAGAGCCCGCGGCCCCATACGCCCGCCGACGTCGCTTGCGTATCGGCCGGGAGCTCGACGCGCAGGAACGGGTAAGCGGCCGCGAGCTCGGCGACGACGGCCGCCAGCTGATCGCGCTGCGTGCTGCGCGCCGTAGTGCGCTCCTTGTAGAGCGCGACCGCTTCGGCGCCGGCGTCGATCACGCGAGTCTTGATCGCCTTGGCGAGGCGCTCGAGCGGTTGCGCGGTGGTCATGTTGGCGCCTGGCAGCTTCGGCCGCTCGCCGTAGTGCAGATTGCCGCCATTGGGGAACCAGCCTTGCGCGCTGATGCCGTCGCGCTTCTTGTGGTTGCTGCGCAGGCTGATTGCCCATCCGTCGAACAGGAGCTCCGCGCGGCCGTACTTGCCCGCCTCGAGCGCGCCGAGCGTGGCGCCGAGCAGCGGCGCGAGATCCGCGGCGAGCGCGGTCACGTCGATGAAGGTTTCGCCGTAGGAGTCGGTGCGCGCGTAGCTGTTGGTCGTGGTCATTTGGTTGCCCTTTCGTGGCAGGCCGGCGGGCTGATCCCGGCGGCGGTTGAGCGTTGGCCGCTCACATGGGCGCCGGACTTGGCCCGGCGCCGTTGTGAGAGGTCAAAAGAGGGTCGGTTGCGTGCGCGTGCCGAAGCCGCCGAGCTCGAGGCCGGCTTGCGCGGGCGCCGATCGCAGCGCCGGCCGGCCGGCGGCGGCCGCCTCGCGCGCGAGCCAAGCCTTTTGTTCGCCGATGCCGAGGCCTTCCATCGGCGCGCGCCAGCAGTAGGCGCGGGCGCTCGGCTGCGCGGCGATCGGCTCGCGGTACGTCTTGCCGGCGAGCAGGACGACAGGCGCGCCGTCGTCGACGAGCTCCCACAGCCCTTGCATGACGCGATCGCCCCAGGCGAGGCGCTCCCAATCGTGCGCCATGCCGCCGAGCGTGACGTCGTAGGGTGCGACGACCTCGGCCGGGTGCAGCAGGCCATGCTTGGCCGAGAGGATGCGCCAGGGCGCGCCGATCGCCTCGACATAGGCCGCGGCCTTGCGGAACCAATCGGACGTGTAGAGCGCCGCGGCGGGCGCCGGGCGGTCGAGCTTGCCGGCGACGCAGGCGACGAGGTGAAGCGGTGTAGTCATGGGGAAAGTGTCCTAGATGAGCGCCGGGCGCACGACGGCGCCGGCCTGGATGAGAGTCAGCCGGCGCTCGGCGATCTCGCCGAAGCGGCGGCCGGGAAGCCCGACGTGCCAGAAATCCGAGGCGAGGCCGCAAGCGACCATCGCGACGAGCTCGGCGTCCTCGGCCGGCGTGAACGGCGCCGCGGGCGCCTGGCGCTGGGTGGAGCGGCGGGCCATGGTTCAGGCCGCCGAGCGCGTGAGGTCGGCAAGCAAGCTGCGCGCGAGCATGAAGCTCTCGCCGTCGTTGCAGAGCCAAGCGGCGTTTTGCGCGCTGCGCAGCTGGCGCGCGTCGCGGCCGAGCCAAGTCTCGCAGTTGGCGGCGATGGTGCGCGGCGAGAGCTCGACGTGCTGCATCAGGAATTCGCGCACTTCGGCGCGGGTGAGGATTTGCGACCAGTAGGACACGGCTTAGGCCTCCGTTTCGCGGGTCAGGAACCCGGCGACGGTCAGCGACACGGCGAGCGCGAGGCAAATCGCGTGCTGGCCGGTGGCGGCCGCGGAGAGCAGCGCGCCGAAGGCGGCGAAGGAGAAATCTGCGAGCATGGTTCAGGCCTTTCTTGCCTTGCTGCCGGCCCGATGCCGGCGGCGGTTGAGCGTTGGCCGCTCACATGGGCGCCGGATCTGGCCCGGCGCCGTTGTGAGAGGTCAGCGCAAGATCTCGGCGCAGTGGAGGAGCTCGACGAGGCGGCGCGCCCAGGCGGCGGCCTCGTCGTCTTTGCCGCAGCACTTGAAGGCGATTGCCTTAGCGAGAGCTTGCGCGGTGGCGGTGCGGTCGATCTTCATCGCTCAGGCCTCCCGGCAAGCGTCGACGCGATAGCGCGAGCGGAGCCATCCGCCGCCGTAGACCTTGCCGGCCGTGAACGGCACCGGCGAACGGTCGTCAATCGTGAGGCCGGCAAGCGCGCCCTCGAGAAAAGTTTTAGTGACAATGAACATTGCGGCGTTGCCCTTTCTGGCGAGGCGGTCGGTCTGTTCCGGCGGCCTGATCTGTCCTCTAGAGAGGGCATGTCGGAGCGGTCAATTCAGCCAAGCCAGAAACACGCCAAGCCGTGCATATTTCGCGTTGAGTTGAATTCCTCGGCCGCCGCGATCGCGCGCCGGCCCGCCGCCGATCGGCCGCAATGCCGCGGAATCGCTCGGCTTTTCGTTGCCCCGGCCCGTTGGCCGCCGGGGAAACTGTACGGGTGCTCAGGGCGGTTCCTGGCAGGAACCAGGCAGGAACCAGGCAGGAACCACCAAGCCGTTGAAAAGGCGTGTCTTTTCGGGCGGTTCCTGCGGTTCCTGCCTGGAGCCTCGCGCATGATGTGCGCAGAGGCGCGCGCAGGCGTCGCGCATCATGCGCGAGGGGTTTTGGCAGGAACCGCAGGAACCAGTCAATTCTTCTATATAGATCAGAGGGTTAGTGGTTCCTGCCTGGTTCCTGCCTGGTTCCTGCCAGGAACCAGCCCTGAACGCGCGTACAGTTTCGCGTTTTCTGGCGGGCGCCTGGTCGCCGGCCTCGTCGAGCTCGCCGCGATCGGGGCGCCTAGCACCGTTCAGGACGGGGCGCCGGCGCAAACCTTTGGCGTTGCCGCCGCGCCTGGCGGCGCCGCCGGCGCCGGATCCGGCGTCGACCAGGCCGCCGGCGGGCCGATCAGGATCGAGGCCGGCCGGATCCCGGCGGATGGCGGAAAAGCGCCGGTTTCGGGCGCCAGATCGGCCGATGTGGCAAGGGCCCGGTGGCAAGGGTGCGCGCAACGCGCTGATTTCAGAGGCCGATCTCGATCGGCGCCCCTGCCTGACAGGCTGGCGCGCGGCGCCTGGCCGGCGTCGATCGCCGGGCCGGCGGCCGGCGGCCGAAGGCCGATCGCGCGCGCGACCCCCCGGTGCCCCCCGTGGCGGCGGCGCGCCGCCCTAGCATGTCGAGGCTCGCTGCTCGCCAGATTTGGATCGGCTTCGCCTTCGCTTTGCGGGGATCTGCGCCGAGCTCGCCTCGAGGCGCAAAGTTTGGTTGCGGCGGAACCGGGTCGGGGCTGGGGGATCCCCATCACCCAAGTTGGGATCGCAGGGCAGGGCTGGGGTGTGGGAGCGGCGACCGCGATTCCGCCGCGGATTTCTGACATTACGAGGAGCGCGCAGCGTGTCAACCGAGACGGGTGATATCCAGATCGCGAAAGGCGCGGTCGACCAGGCCAAGGCGCTGCTCGAGGAGGCCGCGGCCGAGGAGCAACAACTCGAGCTCTTGGCCCAGGTCGAGCCTCTGAGCGCCGACGAGATCGAGGACGCGCGCGCGACGCTCGGCGCCGGCGCCGGGCTCGTCACGGTGCTGCGCGAGGCGAGGAAAGCGCGCACGGGGCGCCCGCCCGGCGTGCGCAACAAGCGCACCGAGGATTTTGCGCGGTACATCGCGCAGTTCGGCCGCGATCCCGCGATTACGATGATGGAGATCCAGTCGACGTCGACCGAGGAGCTCGTCGCGCGCTCGCGCCTCGTCGATCCGCCCAAGCGGCAGATGAGCTACGCCGATGCCGCGAGCCTGCGGATCCGCTGCGCCGAGGGCTTGATGCCGTACATTCACAGCAAGCGGCCGATTGCCGTCGATACGACGGTGCGCGGGATCATGGTCGTCGAGGAGATCAGCCAGCGGCCCGGCGGCTTCACGCTCGAGCACGACGGCGATCCGCTCGGGGTGCTCTCCGAGGATGACGTGCCATGACCGCCATTCGAGACATTGTGCCGGGCGGATTTCTGCCAACCGATCACGTCCACGTCCATGGGAACGACAACACCTGTTCGCGCTGCCGGTGCGAGATCGACGAGTGTGAAATGCCGCTGATGCTGTGGTTCGGCGGCGGCGACCGGCTGCTGATTTTCTGTTGGGCTTGCATGAAGAAAAATGGAGGCGAGCCATGAAGCGCGAGGTGTTCAAGGGGACCGATGCCGTCGCCGCGCGCAAGCGCGCGCGCCTGATCGAGCCGCTCATGCACTGGTTTGCGCAGGAGGAAAACACGCATTTTTGCCGCGAGATCGCGGCGCGCTTGCACGAGCGCGCGGGCAATCTGCGCAGCTGCGGCCGGCACGGCGCGGCGCGCGAGTGCGATGCGATCGCCGCGCTGATCGCGATCGGCGATTTTGAGTGGAAATACTGACATGAGCGACGCGCCCGACGATTGGCTGGCCTGGTCGTGCAAGATCGCGGCGCCGCGCGCGGCTGCGCTCGAGCTCGAGCCCAAGGCCGACGCGCGGCTGCGCCGCGTCGTGGCGCGCGCGTTCCAGCGCATTATAGGGGTGCAGGCCGAAGTGCTGATCTCGGGTTTTGGCGATGACCGGGAGCCAGCGCCGAAGCGCCGCCGGCGGGCACGCGAACTCTCCTCCCCGCCGGCGGCGAAGCGCGAGGCCGTCCAGCAAAAGGAACTATTCGAGCCATGACCACCAGAACCGAAATTTCTAAATGGTTCGACGAGGGTGTCCAGATGGGCAAGGGCTACATGCTCATCCTGTGCGATACCTACGACTGGAGTGATTACCCCGATTATTATGCTCACCGGGTTGATGCCGAGCGAAAGGCCAAGTTTCCCGGCGAGATGCAGAAGGTGATGGAGGTCTATGACCTTAATGCTGACAAAGATCAGCAACTCAATCAGCGCCGCGCCAACTGCTTCAAAGCAGCCCTAGCAGATCAGCCATGATCCCGGCGCCGCCCGACATGATCGTGCGCACGCTCAACTCGCCGGGGCCGGTGGCGGACGCTTTTCTCGAGAGCCGCGCGTTCGTGCCGATCATCATCGGCCCGGTGGGCAGCGCCAAGACCGTGACAGCGCTGCGCAAGCTGCGCCGCATCGGCATGATGCAGGGCGGGCGGCGCGACGAGCACGGGGTTTTGTGGCGGCGCGCGCGCGTGGGCGTGATCCGCGAAAGCTACCCGAATCTCGAAAAAAACACGCTGCCAAGCTGGTTTCGGATCCATCCGCAATCGGACGGCAAGTTTTTGTGGAAAGCGCCCTACACGCACCGGCTGTTGTTGATCCTCAAGACCGATGCCGACAAGCGCCCGATCGACGTCTGCGATCTCGAAATGGAATTCCGCGCGATCGGCGATCGCACCGTCGAGGAGGCCTGCCGCGGATGGGAGGTTAACGCGGTGATGATCGACGAGGCCGATTTGCAGCCGGCCGATCTCATCGCATTTCTCTCGGGCCGCGTCGGCCGGTTCTCCGAGCTCGACCCGTCGACCGTGGTTGACCCGACGATTATCCTCGCGCTGAACGCGCCCTATATTGATAACTGGTGCTATAGCCTCGCCTACGAGCAAGAATTCGCCGATCTGCTCGACCCGGCCTTGGTCGAAGCCTTGGGCGGGCGCCCGCTTGTCGAAGTCTTCATCCAGCCAGGCGGGCGAACCGCGCGCGCCGAGAACTTGCACAATCTGCCCAAGGGCTATTACCCGGTGCAAGCGGGCCTCAACAAACACCGTCCCGACTACGTTGCGCGGATGATCGACAACAAGCCCGTTCCCCTGCAACATGGGCAACCCGTCAATCCGCAATTTGATTTCGAGGCGCACGTCGGCCCGGTCGAATGGGATCGCCGGCGGATGCTGATCGTCGGATTCGATCAAGGCTTGTTCGCCAGCGCCGTGGCTTGCCAGCGCACCGAGCAGGGACACTTGCGCACGCTGCGCGAGGCCGTCGCGTTCGTCAAAGCCGGCGAAGTCCTGCGCAAGATCGGCGCGACCGCGTTCGGCGAGCTCGTGCGCGCGATGCTCAACGAGACATTTTTCGACATTGCCCCCGACCGGATCCGCTTTGTCGGCGATCCCGCGGCCTGGCGCGCGAAAGACAACGAGGACGAGGAGCGCGACTGGATCCGGCTGTTCGAAAAGGCGCTCGGCGCGCGCGCGCACCGCGCCAAGACCAACCGGCAAACCTTGCGCCACGAGGCCGTGTGGAAAGCGATGAGCGCGGTTGGCGGCTATCAGGTCGATCCCGCGTGCAAGCACCTGATTAGGGGGCACCTCGGTGGCTACCGCTATGCGACGGCCGACATGCGCGACGGCGAGACGCGCGGGCATTTGGAAGTCGCGAATACGATCTACACGCACGTCGCCGATGCCGAGCAATATGCGGCCGTCGAAGGTGAGCATGTGATCTCTGATCTGCGCGGCCAGGCGCGGCGCCCCGCCCAGGTCGTCAACGATGCAGATTTCGACGTTTTCGCAGGAGGATTCGGCTGATGGCAAAGCTCTTTAAAGGGATCGGACACTTGCTGTTCGGCTCGCCCGTGCAGCCGCCCGTGCCGCCGCCCGTCGTCACGCGCGACGATGCCGCCGCCTTCGCGCGGCGCGACGATGAACTGCGCCGCCGCCAGGGCAGCGCCGCCGATATCCTCACGGGTGCCGGCGGCGTCGAACCCGGCGCCGGCGCGATCGGCCGGCTGATCGTCGGCAACTAACCTCGACGCGAACCCCCGCCAGCAAAAGGACGCTGACATGACCGAAAACGATATGAGCCAGCAAAAGACCGAGACGCAAAAGACCGCAAGCAAGCCGGCGCAGAACCCCGCGCCAAAGCCGGCCGAGGACGAGCCCAAGCTGCGCGCCTGCGTGCCGATGGACAAGGACGAGGACAAGCAGGGCGAGGACGAGGAGCCTTCGCGCCTCGAGGTTTTGCAGGACGAGATCCGCGAGGCCAAGAAGATCGAGGTCGTGGCGTCGGACGGCGAGCACGAGATCCCCGGCATGGCAATGGAAGTCCACGGCGACCATCCGTGGGAAGTCACGCGCGCGGGGCTTCGCCTGATCGTCGACGAATGGCTCGTCCACGGTCCCGGCATGGGCTCGCCCGCGGGCGCCAGCGCGATCGTCGGCTACGGTCTGTTTCTCGATGACGAGCAAGTCGCCTGGTGCGACCGCGACGGCGAGCTCTCTTTGCGGCCCGGCGTCACCTACAATTTGAAAGACGACGTGGTTTTTTGAGGTCGACCACCGCCGGTTCACACACGCCGGCGGCCCCTTGCCTCGCCCGTCAGTGCCAGCCCTGGATTTCCCCCAATAAGCTGGCGGGCGAGGCCCTTTCTCTCAAGGGACGCGCGCGATGGATGACAAGATTCAGGACGAAGAACTCGCCAAGTGCGACGTCAAGGATCACGAGCGCCGGCGCGAGGAGCGCTCACCCTGGGAGAACACCTGGCGCGCGATCGACGACCGCTTTCCCGATGGCGCGGGCGGATTCAACCAGACGAGCCCCGGCCAGATCCGCGGCGAGCGCAATTTCGACACGACGCATATCACCGCCAATGAACGGTTTGCCGCGGCCGGCGTCGCGATCACCACGCCCGCCGAGAAAGATTACATTCATCCGCGCTTTTCGGCCGAACTGATGAAAGAGCGCGAGGTCCAGCTGTGGTGCGAAATGGCGGGCAAGCAATTGTACGCGATCCGCTATGCCTGGCGTTCGGGCTTTGGCGTCGCCGCCAATGAAGATTGGGACCAGTTGGGCCGCTACGGCACGAGCCCGATGTGGGTCGACGTCAACGAGGTCGCCGGCGGCATGTTCTACCGCACGCTGCACCTCTCCGAGTGCACGATCGACGTCGATTACGCCGGCATGGTCGATACGGTCGACCGCAAGATTGTGCGCAATGTCCGCCAGATCGAGGGCTTTTTCGGCAAGGACGCGCTGACCGAGAAAATGCGCAAAGCCTGGGACGAGGACAAGCTCGATACCGAATTCGAGATCCTCCACGTCGTTGCCCCGAACCGCAAATATGATCCCGGCAAGCTCGACTGGCGGCGCTTGCCGCTGGCCTCGCGCTACCTCGCGCTCGACGAAAAGATTTACCTGCGGCGCAAGGGCTATTTCACCATGCCGATTTCGGTTTCGCGCCACATGACGAGCGCCGGCGAGAAATACGGCCGGTCGCCGGGGATCAAGATGCTCCCCACGATTAACGGCGTTAACGCGATGAAGCACACGACGCTGCGCGCCGGCCACAAGGCCGTCGACCCGGCGCTGCTATTCGACAACGAGGACGGCATTACCCGGCTGTCAACCAAGCCCGGCGGGCTCAATCCGGGCCTCGTGCGCGATGGCAAGCCCCAGGTTGCGCGGATGCCCGGCGGCGAGCAGGGGATCCCCTATGCCGTCGAAATGATCCAAGACGAACGCCAGGAAATCAAGACCGCGTTTCTTGAAGAGTTCTATAAAATTCTGACAGACCCTAATAGTCGCATGACCACAACGGAAGTGCTCGAAGTAATGAGCAAACAGGGTATTTTGGTGCGGCCCTATGCGAGCCGCTACGAAACCGAAAAGCAGAACCCGGTTTCGCAGCGCGAATTGGATTGCGCGATCCGCTGGAAACAGTTGGAGCCGTTCCCGCCGGTCGTGCTCGAGGCGCGCGAATGGCCGATCGTCGACTATGACAACATGCTCGCGGCGATGGCGCGCGCGGAATCGACGTCGAAGGGCCTGCGGTTCATCGAGGCCTTGACGCCGATGGCCCAGGTCGACGAGGCGATTTACGACTACCTCGACACGGACGTGATGGTGCCGAGCCTCGCCGACGATATCGGCGTCGATGCCAGCTGGATCCGCGATCCCAAAGAGGTCAAGGCGCTGCGCGCGAAGCGCGAGCAGCAGCAACAAGTGCCGCAGAACGCCGATGCGCTCGCTTCGGGCGCCGACGCCTATCTCAGCATCGCCAAGGCCAACCAGCTGGCGCAGGGCGGCATGGTGCAATGAGCGTCAGCCGTGCCAACCGCGACCGCTACCGCGCGATCCTGATCGGCCGCGAGGTCAAGCGTATCTTCGCCGCGGTGCCCGAGATCTTTGGGGCCGAGCCGCGGCATATCTGGCGCTGGCTGTTCCTCGGCCACGACGGCAAGCCGCACCGCGCCGGCGAGCTCGTGCTCGCCGATCTCAGAAACTACGCGCGGCTGCGGCACGCGACGATCTTTGACCGCGACCCGCACGAGCTCGCCTTTCGCGAGGGCAAGCGCGCCGTCGTCACGCGAATTTTCCAACACCTCAATCTCGACGAGAAAGAGGTGCAAACGCTGATGGAGCTCGACGATGGCCTCGACACCTGACCTTAACGGCGGCACGCCGCCCGGCCCATCGGCGCAAGAGCTGTTCGGCGCCGCTGATCCGGGCGCCGGCGATCCGGGCGCAGATCCGGGCGCCGGCGATCCTGGCGCTAGTGGTGCGGGGGCCGCGGATCCCGGCGCCGATCCCGCGTTCTATGCCGACGTCCCGGCCGAGCTCGCCGAGGGCGAGAAAACGTCGCTGCGCGACTGGCTCAAGGGCGCTGGAATCAAGGATATTGCCGGGCTCGCCAAAGTCGCGCGCGACAATCAGACGGCTTTGCGCGCATCGGGCCAGGTCAAGGTGCCCGGCGAAGGCGCCAAGCCAGAAGAAATTGCTGCGTTCCACCGCGCGATCGGCGTTCCCGAGAAACCCGAGGACTACGGCGTGCCGCGGCCCAAGGATGCCGAGGGCAAGGACTTGCTCGGCGCCGATGGCAAGCCCGTCCAGATGAACGATCCGCTGCTCGGCCGGCTCGCGAGCGTCGCGCACAAGTTCGGCGTGCCCAAGGCCGCCTATGAGGCGCTCGTTTCCGATTTCGTCGCCGCGCAAATGGAGGAAGCCGCGATCGCCTCGCACGCCGAGCAGACCGAGGCCCAGGCCAAGCTCAAGGAGTGGGGCCAGCAGGGCAACGCCAAGATGGGCGCGATCAACGCCGCGCTCTCCGCGCTCGGCCTCGACCGCGACGAAGCGATCAAGCTGCGCGGCGCGCTCGGCGCCGGCCGGTCGATGGAGATCCTCGCCCGGCTTGGCGACGGCATCGCCGAGGACGTCATGCTCACGGGCGGCGGCGGCTCGCGCTTCGGCATCACCGGCACGCAGGCGCAAGCCGAGATCGACAAATTGCGCGGCGATCCGGCGACGCGCGACAAGATATTCATCAAGGGCACGGCCGAACGTGCCCGCTACGACCGATTGCTCGCCATTGTCGGCGAGGAAGCCAACCGCCAGGCGGCGCGGGAGGGCATAGCATGAGCAGGCCGCCAAAAGCCCCCAAGAGGAGAAGATCCATGCCCGAGAAAACCAACCCCGGTGCAATCATCGGCGAAGGCGGACCCGACAACACGCTGCCGCCCGGTCCCGACCACACGCTGCCGCCCGGTCCCGACAACACGCTGCCGCCGAACCCCGATCAAGGCCTGCCGCCGCGCCCCGACAACACGCTGCCGCCCGGTCCTGACAACACGCTCCCGCCGCAGCCGCCGGGCATTTGGGGCGGCGCGCCGACCTATCCCGACCAGGGATTGCCGCCGACGCCGCCCGCCTATCCGTCGTGGGGCCTGCCGCCCTATCCGCCGCGGCCCGACCAAGGCCTGCCCTATCCGCCGGCGCGGCCCGACCAGGGCTTGCCCTATCCGCCGGCACGGCCCGACCAAGGCTTGCCCTACCCGCCCCACTATCCAACCTGGGGGCCGGTGCCGCCCGGATACCCCGTCGATCCGTCGTGGGGCCTGCCGCCGTACCCGCCGCGCCCCGACCAGGGCTTGCCCTACCCGCCGGCGCGGCCTGACCAGGGGCTTCCCCCCTTCCAGGGCTATCCGAGCCCCGGCCCGGTCCCGCCGCAATGGCCCGTCGATCCCGGCTATGGGCATCCCGGCGTGCCGGCGCCGCGCACCGTGCGTTATCTGACGACGATTACCTACTATTGACCAGCCCACCCTGCTGGACACTATCCCCCGCCGATCGCCACTGGCGGGGGATCTTTTTGAGAGCGCGACCCATGATGCACTTTCCGCGATTCCGCGATCTGCCGCGCAAGATGGCCGGGCTCGAGATTGACAAGCGCGGCTTTCCGGTGCCGTGGTTCGTCGCCTGGCAGGACGGCGAGCCCGTGTTTCCGGCGATGGATCCGCGCAAGCTGAAACTCGCGATCACGCGCGATTTGTGTTGGGTGTGCGGGCACGAGCTCGGCCGGATCAAGGCTTTCGTCATCGGCCCGATGTGCGCGGTCAACCGCACCTCGAGCGAGCCGCCCTGCCATGTCGAATGCGCGCGGTTTTCGGCGCTCTCGTGCCCGTTTTTGACGAAACCGGCGATGGGCCGCGTGCCGCTCGACCACTACGGCGGCAGCAAGGAGAATGTCGCCGGCGAAATGCTCGAGCGCAACCCCGGCGTCACGCTGATCTGGCAGACCAAGCGCTATGAGACGTGGAACGACGGCAAGGGCGGGATCCTGTTCGATATCGGCAAGCCGCATCATGTCGAATGGTTCAGGGAAGGCCGCGCCGCGAGCCGCGCGGAGGTGCGCGAGAGCGTCGACACGGGCCTGCCGTTCCTGCACGAGCTCGTCACCAGCGAGGAGACGCTCGAGCGCCGCGAGGAAGCCGCGGCCGAGCTTCGCCGGCGCCTGGGCGAGCTCGAGGTGCTCTTGCCCAAAGCCTGAATTTTGTGCCGCCAGAAGCGCTCTCAGCGCCAAGGCGGGCCGCGGCGATATGCGCGTACCGGCGAGCGCGCAAAACGCCCCCACGGGGCTCTGAGGGCGAAATAGGCCTAAATGCGCTTTTGACCGCTTGACGAACGGCGCCCGCGCGCGCAGTTTCCGCCCTGGGCTGGCGGGAAACGATATGGTTGCCCCCTGAGCCCCATTTTCATGCCCCGTCAGTCCGCCCAAGCCCCCACCTAGCGCGCTCGCGCCTGGGGCCTCGCTGCGGAGCAGCCGCCGATCGCAGGCGCTAAACGATAGAGGGCCGAGCATAGCGCTCCTTAGCCTTTCGACCTTGGGTTCAACCTCAGTCGAAAGGGAAGGCCATGTCGAGCCAAGTCCCCGCCTCATTTCAATCGCGATATCTCAACAACGTCGAAAGCGTCTTGCAGCAAACCGTCTCGATGCTGCTGCCCGCCGTCGAAACCACCGATGACGCCTCGGCCGACAAGATCAAAGTCACCGATCTGATCGGCAACGCCGATGCGCAGGAAGCGATCGAGCGGCACGGCGACACCAAATATGCCGATACGCCCCACGACGGGATCTGGCTGCCGAAAACGCCCGAGCTCTACTACGCCGAGCTCGTCGACAACGACGACCAGCTATCTACGGGGATCAACCTCGAGGGCGCCTATACGAAAGAGGGCGCCAATGTCGTCGCGCGCAGCCGCGATCGCCGGATTCTCGAAGGGATCTATGGCAATGTGATCTCGGGCAAGGACGGCACGATCGTGACGCCGTTCCCTGGCTCGATGGTCGTTCCCGTGACCGTCGGCGGCGCCTCTGGCCCGCAGCGCTTCAACGTCGCCAAGCTGCGCGCCGCGAACATGCTGCTCGCCAAGAATTTCGTCGATGCGGCCGAACCGCGCTACATGGTGCTCTCGGCCGAGCAGTCCGACGATCTGCTCTCGGAAATCACCGTCACCAACGAGGATTTCCAGCGCGCCTACGGCGGCGCGGTCGACGAAAACGGCCGCGTTATCCGGCTCCTCGGGTGGAACTTCATTCCGATGGAATTGGCGAACCCCAGGCTCGGCCCGGTCGCGAACCTTTCGGTCGATTCGAACGGCTACCGCAAGAACCCATTCTGGGTCCGCTCGGGCGTGCGCGTCAATTTCTGGCAGCGCCTACGCACCGACGTCTCGCCCGTCCCGACCAAGCAGCTGACCAAGCAAGTCTGGGCCGGCACCGTGCTCGCCGCGACGCGCACCCAGGCCGGCAAGGTGGGCTACGTCCTCAACAGCGAAGTGCCCGCTTGAACGCGCGAGCGGAAAGGAAACGACCATGACCACGCAATATGTGATGCAGCAAGTCGGCGTCGTGGACGGCACCGTGCCGGCCGCGCGCGCCGATGGCCGCCAGGTCAATGCGCGCAAGCGCGCGTTCCTCGGCTCCAAGACCCCCGGCCAGGCCTGGGCCAGCGGTGACAAGATCTACCTCTGCCGCAAGCCGGGCGGCCATAAGGTCACGGAGATCAAGGTCACGACCGATACCTCGCTGGCGACGGCGACGATCGACGTCGGCACACTGACAAACCAGGGGCTCTATTGCTCGGGCGCGACGCTGACCGCGATCAACACGCCGACCGCGATCGGCCCGAAGGCCTCGACGCTCGATGATCCGCCGGGCCTCACGGAAGATCTCTATGCGACGCTCGGCGTCGCCGGCGTCGGCGCCGCGGTGCTCCTGACGTTCGAGGTCGTCACCTCTGGCGAGTAGGGGGCGATGATCGGCCGGGCCGGCGGTGGACCCCGTGAACGCGCCGTCTGTCAGGTCGAAGGCCGGGGGAGCATCCGCGTCGATGGGCTCTCCCGGCCACATTTTGAAGGAGGCCGACGATGGCATTTACCGCGAAGTACACCGTCCAGCGCGGCAATCACGCGCTCAAGAATATCCCGGTGACGCCCGGCCAGGCCGAGGCGCAAACCGACACGATCTCGCTCAACGTCGACGCGACGCACATCACGCGCGGCGACATGCTCTTGATGCTCGAGGAGATCCGCCAGAAGATTTTCGCGGGCAACTGGCCGCCGCGGTGACGCCGTGGCGAACTATGTCCAGATCGCCAATCTCGCCGCGACGCTGATCGGCAACCAGGCGCGGATTGTCTCGCCCGACGATAACACCGTGCTCGCGCGCACGATCAAGGCCGTGTGGGATCTGCAACGCCGCGCGACCTTGCGAGACGGGGAGTGGAATTTCGCCTGTCAGCGCATGGGGCTCCCGGCGCTCGCCGAGGCCGTGCCCTATCCCTACGGCTATGCCTACAATCTGCCGGCCGAGGCGCTCAAGCTCGTCGAGCTCATCGACGATCCGCGCGACGAGTACCGCCTCGAGGGCCGGCAAATCCTCACCAACAATGGCCCGCCGCTCTATATCCGCTACTGCGTCGACGTGCCCGCGCCCGAAGCCTGGGATGAAACATTCGCGGACGCTTTCGGCAAGCGCATTGCCTGGGTCATCGGCAAGCGCATCGCCGGCTCGAGCTACAACGAATTGAACGGCGAGCGGCTTTACCGCGACGCGATCGAGGACGCCAAGGGCATCGACGGGCGCGAGAACCCGCCGCTCGAGCAAGAGGAATCCAGCTGGATCCTCGCGCGCTACGGCTCCCCGTGGGCCGTGTGGTGGTAACGCCGCGGGGCACCTCTCCCGGCATCCGCCATCTGTTGTCGGGATTCCTTGCCGGCGAGCTCGATCCGATGATGGGCGGGCGCGTCGATACCGACCAGTATCAATATGGCCTCGACACTTGCGAGAATTTCCTCGCGCTCGAGCTCGGCCCCTTGGTCAAAAGGATGGGGTTTCAATATATCCGCGACGCCGATCCGGCCTCGTCCTGGCTGACCGCGTTCCGCTTCTCGGTCACGCAGGAATATGTCCTCGAGTGGACCGATGGGCGCATGCGGTTTTTCACCAATGGCGGCCGCGTCGAAACTTCGCCCGGCGTGCCCTACGAGCTCGGCACGCCCTACACCGCGGCCGAGGCGCCGAGCGTCTCGACGCAGCAAAGCTACGACCGGCTCTACATGGATCATCCCGCGCATGCGCCGGGCTCGATCGCGCGCACCTCCGCGACGACGTTCACCTATCAGGCGACAAGCCTCGAAAACGGGCCGTTCAAGGATGAGAATATCAACAAGAGCGTGACGGTCACGGTCGATTACGTCATCACCGATGGCACGACGCCGACGACGATCCACGCGAGCGCGCCGATCTTTCAGCCGGGCCACGTCGGCACCCTGTTCCGCATTCAGGCCAACGATTTTTCCACGCTGCAAGCCTGGGAGCCCGGCCGCACTGGCATCACTACGGGCATGGGGCTGCGGAACGAAGGCAAGGAATACGTCGCGCAGACCGCGGGCACGACGGGCACGATGGCGCCCGTGCACACCGAAGGCTCGGCATGGGACGGCGCGCACCTCAACGATCTCGCTTCGGCGAAGGGGCCTTATGGCGTCGAATGGAAGTATTTTTCCGATCAGTTCGGCATTGCCAAGATTACGTCGGTCGCCGGCGATGGCCTCTCGGCCAGCGCGGTGGTGCTGCGCCAGATGCCCGATGCCACCGAGGGGCCGAGCTGGCGCTGGTCCTTTAGCCTGTTCTCGGCCGTCGAAGGCTGGCCGTCGCTCGTGCTGCTCTGGCAGGGCCGGCTTGTTCACATCAAGGGATTCGATATCGTCGCCTCGGTCGCCGGCGATTTTGGCGGCGGCCGCGCCAATTTCCAGACCTATACCTCCGAGGGAATTCTCGCGGCCGACATGGCGTTTCGCCGCACGCTCGCGACCGACGATCCGCCAATCTGGGCCGTCGCCGATCTCAAAAAATTGCTCTTGGGCACCGCCAGCAAAGAGCTCGCCGTAGGCCCGACCAATAGCCAGGCGATCGTCGCCGGCGACAATATCTCGATGGAGCCGCAATCGTTCTACGGCTCGCAGCCGATCCCGCCGCTGCAAGTCGGGACCAAGACGATTTTCGTCGAGCGCGGCGGGCGGCGCCTCCGCGCAGCGAGCTACGACATGACGCCCGACCGCTACGGCGCCGATGATCTCACCGTATCGGCGCGCCAGGTCACGGCCGGCGGGATCCGGCAAATCGCCTATCAGCGCTGGCCCTTCGCCTTCCTCCATGCCGTGCGCTCGGATGGGCAGATCGCCGTGCACTCCGATACCAAATTGCAGGTCAAGGGCTTCTCGCGGATCAAGCTCGGCGGCGGCGCGCAGGCGCTTTCGGCCGTGTCGGTCGTCGGCGCCGATGGCGTCACCGATGAATTGTGGCTGCTCGTCTCGCGCGCGACGCCGGGCGGCACGCGGCGCGAGATCTGGAAGCAAGCGCCGTGGCGCGAGCTCGGCGACGCGCCGCAAAATGCCTTTTATGTCGACGGCGGCGTCAACACGATCGCCGCGGCCGGGCAAACCCATTTTTCAGGGCTCACGCATCTTGCCAGTCAGCCCGTCGCCGTGCTCGCCGATGGCGCCGTGGTGCCGAATTTGACCGTTGCCAGCGACGGCACGCTCGATCTGCCGAGCTCGGCCGTGCCGCCCTACGCCTATGTCATCGCGATCGGGCTCGCCTACAGCGCTACCGCGATCACCTTGCCGCCCGAAGTCGCGGCGGCGCGCGGCACGCTGCAAGGCCTGTGGAAGCGCGTGCGCAAAACCATGCTGCGGCTGCTCGAAAGCTCGGGGATCTCGGTGGGCGGCAATGGCGCCAACGATCCGCTCGAGGAGGTGCTCGACCGCTCGGCCCAAGATTTCATGGATCATCCGATTCCGCTGTTCACCGGCGACATGGAAGGCAACGTCGACACGGCTTACGACCGCTATGGCCGCTGCCGCTTCGTCTCCAACCAGCCCTTGCCCGCGACGATCACCGCGGCCGCGCTCAGCTTCGAAATGGATCAGGACGGTGCGTGAACTGACCTTCTCGCGCCTCGAGGCGGCCGACATGCTCGCCTTGCAAGCGGGGCGCAAAAACCGTGTCGTGTTCGGCATGCCCGTGGTTGCGACGCGCGAGGAGGCCCAAGCGATCGCGAGCGAGCGCGTCGCCTGGGCCGCGCGCGTTGTCGGTCCTGGGGGCGCCAAGCTGATCGGCTGCTTTGGCATCGTCGAGCACTTTGCCGGCGTGCACGGGCTCGCATGGGCGATGCTCGCCGATCGCCTGGGGCCTGCGCACTTGCCGCTGACGCGCTTCGTTGCCAGCGCCATCGCGGCTTGCGGCCTGCCGCGCCTCGAGCTCCTCGCGCGCGGCCCCGACCTCGAGGCCGTGCTCGCGAAGTGGCCGGCGCTCGATCCCGGCCAGATCGTCGCGCTCGCCGAGGCGCGGCCAACCCCGGAAATGCGGTGGGCCAGGCTGCTCGGGATGGTCCCTGCGCATGTGCTGCGCTTCTACGGCGGCGCCGCCGAGACGTTTATCTTGTTCGAACGGCGCGATCGCGGCGCGCTCCAACACAGGGAGGCGGCCTGATGGATCCGGTTTCGGCAGGCCTCAAAGTCGCGGGCGGGCTCGTCAAAGGCATCGGCGGGATTGCCGCGGGGCGCCAGCAGCAACAGGCGCTCGTCGAGCAGGGCCGCCAGCAGAACATCGCCGGCAATCTGCAAGCGACGCGGATCCGCGAGCAGGCGCGGCGCGCGATCGGCCAGCAGGTCGGCGGGCAATTTGCCAACGGCTTTCAAGGGGGCAGCGGCTCGGCGCTCGATGATCTCGCCGAAAGCCAGACCAATGCGACGCTCGATGCGCTGCAAGCGCGGCGCGATGCCGCGACCAAGGCGCAAAGCCTCTATGCGCAGGGCAACTTGGCGCGCCAAGGGGCCGGGTTTAGTGCGCTCGGCGACGCGATCGGCACGGGCAGCGACCTCTACGGCATGAGCCAGGACTGGGCGCGCGCGCAGGCGCCAAGCTGATGGCCGAGGAACAGATCTATGAGCCGCGGATCATGCCCGAACCGGCGGCGCCGATGCCGCTGGCAACGCCCGCGGACTATGGCGCCCAGGTCGGCCAGGCGCTCGACCAGGCCGGCAGCACCGTCGAGCACGCCGCGCTCGCGCAGTATACGCAGGACCGCCAACTCGCGGCCGATCGCGAACTCGCCAACTACGGGATGCAGGCCGCGGTCGCCAAGCAGACGGCCGACGACCAGGCCCGCTATCTGCGCGACAATCCCGCCGATGGCGATCCCGACTATGGGCAGCACGTCCAGGCGATGCGCGATTCGCTCGACGCGCAGGGCGCCGATCTGATTGACGGGATCAAGGAGGGCTCGGTTCGCCGCCATGCGGCACAGGACTGGAACCAGTTCGCGCAATCGACGCTCGGGCGCGAAAGCGATTTCGTCGAATCGAAGCGGATCGCCAACTACACGATGAACGCGGGGCAGACGGGCAACGTCGCCGCGAACCGCGTGCGCAATTCGCTCGATAGCGAGCAGACGCTCAACGACGAGCTCACGAGCCTCGACAACCGGCTCGCCGGCCAGACCAACATCGAGCCCGAGCTCAAGAAAAAGCTCGCGCGCGAGGGCTATCAGCAGATCTATGGCGCCTATCTCGACCGCATCACGCGCGGGACGCTCGGCGTCGATGGAGCGATGGGCGCGCCGCCGAACCCCACGGCGACGATCGCGCTGATCGATAGCGGCAAGCTCGCGGGATCGGGGCTGACGCAGGATCAACTCGAGGCCGCGCGCAACCAGGCGCTCGCCGAGCAGCGCCGGCAACTCGAGGAAGCGCGCCAAGGCGATGCCGCGGCCAAGGCCAAGCTCGCCGACGACGTTCAGGTCTATCGCGCCAAGC